TCATTTTTTCAAACTTTTGGGGCAGATTTGGGGCGACAACTTTAATTCCCTCATCACATCCACCAACTTCTCTTCACTCACCACTTCCCAAGGTCTAACTTCTTCGCCTGGTAAGACAAAATCAAATATCTTTCCATCGCGACGAACGATAGTTACCACTTCACCAAACCATCCGTTATCAATTGCTTCTTCGAAAATTACTTGTACTTCTGTCATGTTTTTATCCTCCTACTTATTTATTTGCAAAAAAATAAAAAAAGTGCACAAAAGTAGTTGACTTTATCCAACTTATTTATGTCCACAAAAGCGGAAATTTCGCAAAATGTCCGTCACAAAGGCGAGTGTTTTGCTATCGAAAATCAAAAAACGCCGATTTTTTGAAATTTCGGCAACAAAAAAAGCCCAGCAGACCGCTGGGTTAAAAATCTATTTAAAAGTACCATAAGGCGCCACGTTACGCCGATTCGACTCCTCGCCTGCCGCTACATAGCGACGTACACCGCTACGGCTAACATACGATACCCAAATGTATCCATCAGCAATATAGACTGAATCATAGTTAAATTGCTCGTCATAAGTGTAAGTAGCTACAACTTTACCGTCTAGACCAGGCTTATCTCGGACATTGAGCAGGGAAACCTTGACTGTCATTGTCCCTTGCTCGTCTTTGATTTTGCCGAGATTGCCACTACTTGCCTGTATTGCCACTGCAGTAGAGTCGCTGTAAGGTGGATAAAACCAGCCAACAAGATTGCTGATTTGCTGACTAGAATACTGAGCAGGACCACCGACAGACAGATTACCAACTAGGTTCTGCTCGATGGTTTGGGCAGTATTGCCACTGACTCCGATAATCAGACCAGTATGCCCATAGTTGACACCATCGCCAGCCCAATAATTCTTGACAAAGATAGCTCCCGGGCGCGGACGCTCTGAGGTAGGCATGTAATGCACCTCAAATCCGTGTTGCTTGGCTGACTTTATCAAATCAATGGCATTGCCCCAAAGAGCCTTACCGAAGAATTTGCCACAAATCCAGTTAGGCAAGTCTACACACTGCTTGCCATACCAGCCATCATAGTCCACACCAGTTCTGCGGTCTGCAAGGTCTTTGGCAAAATTGACTACTTCATTTACTGTTGTCATTGTCTTCTCCTTTCCAACTATCATTCATCTGTTTTACAGCTGATTCAATAAAGGTTTCCAACTGTGTATCAGTCATATAGATGTTGTATTTAGCAAGCTGACCTGTTACACGACGTTTAGCCATGTCTAGCTTATCAACATGATTGTCTTGGTCGAGCTTAGTAATCTGCTCAACGGCATTGACGGCGTTACGAGCCAAAATCTCTGTGATTTCGACCGCTCGCTTGCCGCCTTTTGCAATCAAATACTTTTTGACCTCGTGAACAATCATGCCTGCTACGATAGCTAAAATTCCTGTTGCTGATCCAATAATAATTTCAGTAAGTTGATTCATGGTTATTCTCCTTTCTCAATTTCATCCATACGGTTATTCATCCGAACCATTTCCTTTTGGATATCACCAACCGTGTAAGTGATTGTGCTTAATTCCTCAGTCGTTCTTTCCAAATGAGTCATTAAGCGGTCTTCGCGTCTGTTCGAGTCAGCCTTGGACTGTTCGTGAAAATCCATCAACTTTTTTTCTCGTTTATCAGATGTGCGGACCAAGAAGCCCACGACAACAATAAAGAGGATAATGAATAGGATTTCCCAGGTCAATTGACTCTCTGCAATTCGTTGGGCTTCGTCAAAAGGCATAGACTACTCCTCCTTGGTCAATTCGTTAAAGATTTCATCATCTTCAACTAGCTTGCGAATGTAGGATTTGATTCGGTCCTTAATAATTGGACTAAATTTAATATCCTTCCACTTCATGTTGCCTTCCATAACTTCTAGAGCATATAATTTAATCATCATGTCAATTCTCCTATCTTTATTAAATATCAGTTTCAGGACTATCTTCAGATTCATCATCAAAGATACCTGTCGCAAAAAGTTCTTCATCGGTAAGGATTCCTTTCTCATAGAGCAGAGCGGTAATTTTCAAGAATGATGAACGGGAAGCTGCGGACAATTTTACTTGCTCTTTAACCTTTTCAAGATTCTTTGTAGCTTCTTCGGCAATATCATCAACCTTGGCAAGACGCTTGCCAATCGCATTGAATTTCTCATCTTCTGCTCTGTTCGGGAAATTTTCTTGATACATTTTCTCCATAGCCATATCGAATAGCTCGCTATCTGTCAAATTGATAGCTTCTTTATCAAAGGCATAGGGAATAGTTGCTCCCTCTTCGTTCCCTACAACTACAATAGTTCGATGCGGAGAAGACCCAAGCCACTCCGTACTCTTGGTTAAAAATTTGAACTTCATGGTATTTCCTTTCTAAATCATAATAGTTAACTGACCTCTATACACAATTCCATTACCAGTGGCCAGTACATTAAACGCTCCTGTGCCTTGGTTGATTTGGACATGGCTGTTATCAGAACCACTAATAGCCCACTTAGCGATTACTAACATATAGGACTGTGGCGCAACCCAAATATCACTTGGGATGCTCCCTATGTTCATTGTTGAACCGTTGCCTGTGAAATCGTACTTAATTGTTAGTACATCCCCAACACGCTTGTAATAAGTACCTGGATACCCTGCTGACTGCCAGCCTGTATTGATGAGGTTGGTGTGGTTGGTTTGGGGAGTTATTTCAACCCAAGGATACCATGTGGCAGAACCATTTGAGGACTTGTAATTGTTAGCATGTCGTCTGTACACCTTCCATCCGCCACTCCAAGACCTAGCAATCTGAAATATATCTGTAGTAGCTCTGTATGTTTCAATCCAGCCATATTGTGACGGAAAGGGACTGTTTGCACAGCCTGGATTTATCCAGCGTGTACCATTATTAACATGAGTATTGACATCTGTATTGTATGCGTAGATAGTATTCCCTTCGACATTTGTCAATTGATATTGCTGGATTGGCTGACCATTCAAGTAATATCCACCAGTTGACTCTATAGACCCCTTGGGTAGGTTAGTATCTACGATTTTACCGACCGCAAAGCGGTTGCCCTTCTCATAGCTGAATACTACCGCTTCGGTCGAAACTTTGATTTTAAACTCCGAGCGAGTGAACTTGTCTTCAAGTATTCCTATGACATCCCACGACTTATCCGAAGAATAAGTACCTGATAGATTGGCCAGTGAATTTGTCAGGCTTGCCAAAGTCGTAAAAGTCCCTGATGCTGGACCGTTGTCTGTCGTGTAATTATTGCTATCAGCTGGAGCTACACGAAAAGTTAAAGTCATTGTATTCCGTTGGCTACCGCCTACCGTCAACGGAGCTATACGAGCGTTTCTGATGATAGAGAATGTACTCGATGTCGCTCCCGAACGTTCCACACCAAAATTGAAAGCTGGTGCAAAATATTCCAATACTGTCACAGTTCGCTCTATCGTGTTACTCGTTCGCCCACGACTGTCTGTCACCCTTGCTCGTATAGTAACCTGACCATGATAGTTCATAATTCCTAAGCTACCACCATTTTGACTAGTAGACTGGTTCTTGCCGACTATCTCTGCGTGATAACTTGTGATGGTCGATCCGTATGCACCTGTAGCTTGTCCGAAATGTACAGCAATATTCGAAACAATCTGCACAAACTGTTGTTCTCCTGGAATCAACATCCTAGCAGCAGTATTTCCGTCTATCAGTGTGAAACCAGTCAAACTGGGCTTGATACTATCTGGAACGCTTGCTGTGAAGGTAGTTGACTGCGTACCTGTTTTCGTCGAACCTGAGTAGGTATCAACATAGATTGTACCAGTCCCACTTGTTGCATTTGGGATGTTGTTCGCAAAATCAAGGGGAATAGTCCAAGTAGCGGATGTATCTACATTGGTTGCTATTGTACCCTGTTTATTTCCCCAATGATAGCGTACTGTATGCTTAAAACTAGAGCTTTGACGGTTGATGTTGATAGTAAGTGCACTACCAATAACCCCAGAGCTAACACTTACAGAGCTGGAACGTGGGATTGTGGTCAGCCCATGAGACCAGCTCCCTGAGGCGTTACCAAAGTTTAAAGTCGAGTAACTAATATTACTCATATTAGAACTCAGGCTAATTCCTGCTGATTTTGTTCCATCAGCATTGTGACCTACTTGAAATTGTACTGAGCCCAAATGTTTTTTAGAACCGTTCAGATATAGTGGACCAACTGCAAGGGTTTGAGATTGACCATCACAAGTTACGGTGACTGTATTGCCGTAAGTATTACCAAACTCAATGTTCCACCCTGTGTCCATTCCTATCCAAACATCAATCTTAACTACTGAGCTGTTTCCGCTTATATCTTGACTGACGGTGGATGATGTGCCTTCTAGGAAACCTCTCCAGTTCCCTGAATATCTAAATACTGCCATACTTTCAAACTATCCCTTTCTACCGAACATACCGTTTAACATTGATGTCTGGATTATTTTGATACTGTTCTTCTCTAAATCGTCCAATTTGAACCGTTTTTGAAAAGATACCGTTGTCAATGTGGATAACCCCTTTATCCACATACATGACTGGAGTACCACTCGAAAACATCGTGATACGTCCATCTGGGCTAAATAACATGCTGGAGCTACCGTCTGCCTTACCTAGTGACAAACCATCGTTTGAGACCTGCATAAAGGTATCTACCGCATTCCAGCGCTGTGCTTGGTCTCCTAGGTTTGTCTCGATTTTTATGACACGCTGTAAGTGAGTTATTAAGTCTTTTTCAACCTTGGCCCATGTAGCTTCGTCGGCTTCTTTCATATCTTTGATTTGTTTCAAGATATTGTTTACAGTATCTAGACTCGCTTTGGCTTCCAGCTCCGCTTGAATGATACCTGCCCGCTCGTTTAGTAAATTGAGGTGCTCTTGGGTAAATGCTTGGTCGGCTTTGGCGTCGATACGTTTATCAACATCAGCCTGCGCTTCGCCAAACGTTGTTGCAACCGTCCCTTCCTCTAGTTGTGGCCTGGTCAAATATAGGATGGAATTTGTAGTAAAGTTGTAAGCGTAGATATAGATTCTGACTTCTCTGTTGAAATCAATATCATCATTTAATTTTAGATTGCCAGACACTCTATGCCACTTGTTAATCGTAGATATATCGATTGTCGTTAGCCCAGAATGGAAATACTGCTGTCCCCTTTTATTGAAATAATAGATACCAAACCAAATTTTAGTACCAACACCAGTAGCAAAAATGTCTGCGGAGAAAGTATATTTACCCACTCTAAGGTCGCTTGCTTGCAATGTTTGGTAAAGTGCTTTCCAGTTGCGCTGACCATTAGACTCATTAAATTCAATAACTGGTCCGGTGCCATTAAATGATTCACGATAAAACGCATGATAAGATATTGTTGGATTTGTGATTCCACTGTTGTACATACTACCCCAACTAGGTATCTCTATATTCTTGTAGGTAGTACCTCCGACCGTAAATGTCTCAGAGCGCTCTTTCGGGTTCGAGAAAGTAGCATTTCGTAAAATGTTCCGTCCACCTACCTCGATTTTCGCCCATCTATCCGCCCAGCGATACTTTGTCTTATCCGTACTATCTGCTTGGGTATAGTCTGAATAGTGACCAATATACCGCTGACCATTATCAGATGTGGTCAGACCTGTACCGTCTGCGTTGTCTGAGTAAGCCCAATGAATGTACGGAGTTCGCCCGTCTGCTCCTTGTTCTCCTTTATCAATCAAACCTTTAGAAACAGTAGTCAAACTTCTATCGCTGGCAATAGCTTTAACAGTTGCCAATATATATACTAAGCCCAATTTTTTTGTGTGATAAACAGACATAGAGACTGTATCGCCAATTTTTACTAAACCAGTATCCTCATTCACTACCCATGTTCCTGTATAACCAGGCGTACTGTACTGAGATATGCTTGTTTGATTGTATTGATAGTTTGTTGTGAATAGATGATGTGATAATCCTTGGATACCTTGCGCACCTGTCTCCCCCATCTTAGCCACTGAGTAACCAGTTTCTGAAGTATTATCCGTATATGCCCAAACTGTTTTTGTCCACAGAAATTGACCATTTGGGACGCTTGGTACCTGAGATGTCCATGACGTTGGCTGAATTGTGCCAGATGTCGATTTTCCGTAAGTAATCGTCGTAGAATGAATACCTACTCCGTCTTTACCAGCGATACCGTCACGGCCTGTGTTTCCGTCACGACCAATACGAGAGACAGTGTAGCCGGTCTCTGTGTTGCCGTCTGTATAAGTCCATACCGTCTTAGTCCAAAGATAATTGCCAGGGGCAACAGTCGGAACTACCGCAGTCCAACCAGTCGTCGGTGCCGTGGCACCATTGGTTGAACTAGCATAAGCGACGGTCGTCGAACGAATACCCACTCCGTCACGACCTGGAAGTCCATCAGACCCTTTTTGTCCAGGGTCTCCTTTTTCGCCTTTTACACCATCTCGACCATCCAATACGTTTACAAACGTCAGCTCATCAACAGCTACCTCATCGTTACCTATGTATGCCGCTACCGTCAACGTAGATGTATCTGTAACATCTGCACCACGGACGGTATAGGTCATCCCCGTTTTAACAGCGCCATCCAAAGACCAGCGCCAAGTCACATTGGCAGTCAGAGGCTTACCACCCTTGTAAAGAGTAGGCGTTACAATGGATTGACCAGTTCCATTCTTGAAAATAACGCCATTATCAGTAGCCAGTTTGATAAGGTAGGGTTTAGAAGCTTCGAATAGTTCTTGCCAACGCTCCTGAATACCACTTGACAACTTGCTTTTAAGCGCTCTGACATTGTCAAATACAGTCTTATTCGTACTTGGCTTAGTGAAACTAATAGTTTGTTCTGAAACACGCACTTCCAGCAACAAAGCGGGATAGAAATCTCCGTCGTAGACCTTGGCGGTATCTCCTATCTCCAAATCAACATAACCATCAATTTCATAAGTCATCGACGGATAAGCTGAACGCATTAACTCTTTGTAAGCCTGTGTCCTAAGTGTTTCCTTGCTTTTAGTATCCACAGTAATGTCTTTGCGAGTATATTTATCACGATTGCCAGTAGAACCCGTCCATGTGGATGGGTATTTCTGCATAGAAATAGGAGCGTAGAGCATATCTCCTTGTTGGAAAAACTCCACCACTCCATTTTCATTTTTTACTTCCCAAGGTCCTAACCCTGCGATGGTTATTTCTTGACCGTTTTCGCCTTGTGCAGTCGGTCTAATGGCATTGACAATCAAATCCGTTTTATCAATCTTACGCTTAATAGAACGAATATTTTTGCCTTTTTTCAAAATAATGTCGGACCGAACTTTTCCAACACCTTGATGTTTATCATCATGTTCTCGATAGACGTTCAAGATAAAATCTTTGATAGTCCCGTTAGCGTTCAGTTTAACCTCAAAGTCGACCTCTGCATCAAACTTATTGGCCAGCGATAGAATACGGTTCAACTTGGTATCTTGACCTTCCCATCCAAGTGTGCGTTTTTGGTCTGAAATTTCGTTAACACCAATTCGTAAAGTCGCAAATTCCAACAAGCCCATAACATCGCAATATTCTTTGAATGTACGAGCTTTGTTAGATTTGAATGGATTGGTGTATTCGTTAGTCAATTCCAAGTTCAAATCTTTACAAGTACAGGTAATGATATGTTCAGTCTCTTCAATAGTCATGACATTAAAGAGATATGTCCGTCCTTTGTACACAAACGAAACGAAAGACCGATCATTCAGTGCATTTGCGGTTTGATAAGGGACAATATCCGTCTGGATAGTTTGTTTAAATACAGTAAATTCAAAAAGGCTACTTGCTTTACTCAGATAACGCGTCCACTTATCGTTGTAAAAATTCAAAGTCCCCTGTTTATTGTTATCAATAAAGGCAACTTTTTGTAAATTGTTATCATGAATCGTTAAAATCATCTATAAGTGCCTTTCTTCTATATTTACAGAGACGGTCGGAGTATTTTGGATAAAACTAGACAACAAAATTTCTAATTGAGATTTGCCAGGCGGAATAACCAAATCCCAGCCAGACCCATCTACAACCTGATGATTTGCGGGTAGTCCGTCAATTGTAACCAAGTCTTTTTCGACATCCAACACTACGGTAGAACCAATCTGAAAACGATTAGGAACATCTACAGTTCCCGTCACAAAGTCCTTGCGATAGACTATACTGTCTAAATACATGTGATGGATATGTGGGTGACTTCCCAAAGCGCCTAAAGCGACGTGAATCTTGGCAGATTTCCGACCTTTGATTTCAGGCACATAGAATTGAGGATACGAACCCCACCAATGAACTTGTAACATATCATCGCGTCTTAGAATATCCGCCCAACCTCTCTCTGCATTGAATGGATTGTCGCTATCTAAATGCGTGCATTTAAACGGCCAACTCCTCAAAATCTTGTATCCACTACGCCCATCTGAGACAAGCAGATTAAATTCCGAGTCTACACCGTTTCCACGTTTGAATGTTTCGACACCATACAAAAAACGGCCCTCTGTATCAGAAACCGTTAATTTGATAAAACCTTTTTGCATGACACTTCCTGCCCAGAAGATTTGCCTCCACCAAATATACTCATTCAAAGCACCTCTATCACTACTACTGTCCAGCGGAATTTCCCAAGTAATAGAACCTGCATGATGCGGGCCAGAACCAGCACCTCGACTCCCCATAGCTAAGTGCGGGCGACCAAACTCATTTTTTATATACAGTTGAGTGTCCAACGATTGCGATAAATCATTGAGAATAGCTGTATTTTTTTGACCCTGCGCAAAGCCTTTGACAATACCATTGTTAGAGACATAATCGAAAAGAATTTCCGAACGCTTGTACGTCTCCGTATCCGCTTCTTCTCTGTCTCCGATTTCTAGAGCGGTGTTTAGGTTTACGATGCCGATATAGCCGTTTTCGGAGTTGTGTTTTACCGTAATGATAGGAGGAGCGGGTACATTGCCGTTATTCACTAAATCAAAGACCAGTTTCCCATTCTCTTCTCTTGGATTGTCAAAACGTTTATAGGCAGTCGAATGAGCGACACCGTCAGGGATTAGAAATTCAATTTCCCCCTTTTGATACCAACTACGAATATTGTCTGGTTCAATCTCACCAGTAACTAACGCCAGATAATATTTATCGGGTTCATCAGAAAAGGTTAAGCGCGCCACCTCGTCAGTTCGAAATACACCGGCTAATTCGTGCTTAACACTTTCTAAATTTATCCCTTTAAGAGTAAAACCGACTTTGATAGTTTTAGGACCTATTTTTATATCATGTACGTTAACACCAATAGCTGGAGCGTCATTTGTTGAGACACTCCTACTATTGCCGATAGAACGTTTAATATCAGTAATGCGCATGACTTGCGATAAATCATAGCCATTAAAAACAACTGATAAATTTGTCATTAAATCCTCCTTAACATCATATCGATTTTATCTGCTGGACTCTGATAGTGAGAGAGTTTTTCTCCCAACCTGCCTACCAAAGTTCCATCCTCAAGCACCATGTAAACAGGTCTTTGCAAAGCTTCTTCTGCAATCTCCAATGCACGATTGACTTGTTCTTTAGATTTATCAAACACATGTTCGATTTTTTCGGTCACAGTATGCTTGCTACTACTTCTTACCGTCACTTGACTAGCCAAGCTCTTATCCAATCCTAGTGACACTTCTGGTGCAGTAATCGTAACTGACTGTTTCAGTTTAGCCATTGTACGTTCAAGGACATCTTTATCTGCTTCGATACCGACCGCGATACCCTGAGGAATAAATCGACCAACTTCATCTCTCATGACACGAGACGGAGAGTGAATATCTAAAGCACGCTTAATCGTAGAAGTTACTCGACTTGCCACAGAATTAGCGGCAGCGATAGCAACTCCAGCATTAGCTTGGATACCGCCTGCCAAACCTTGCATCGCCATTGCTCCAATTTCCGAAAATCTACCGCTGATTCCTGAAAAAGGTTCTCTCAATTTAACTGCTAGATTCTTCACTTTGCCAACTGGAGAATTAGTGCCGTTAGTGATACCATTCGCAAGACCTTCCGTGATATGCCCACCAAACTCGGTAAACACTCTTGAAGGCGAGTGAATACCTAGATTTTCCTTGAACCCTTGTTGTATTTTTGTCCCCACAGACTTCGTGGCTTCTACAGCTTTAGCAGAGCCATTTTCTATTCCTACTGCCGCACCGTTAGGGACTTCTTCGCCTAACGAAGCAAAATTGGCATTTGCTAGTTCAGCTTGCAGGCCACTTGTTATATTGGTTACTAGACCTTTTACCTTATCTGGTATCTCTACACCGGCAGAGTCCATAACGCTTCCCATAGCGTTTTTAGCCGCTTCTGCGTTAGTTCTAAAATTCTCTTGTAAGACCGCCAACTCTTCATCGGTCGCATTAACAAAAACCTGAGTTTGCGCAGCGCCTTCTGGACCCATTTGACGCAACTGCTCTAAGACTCCCTGGTCAACACCACGTTCTGCCAAAATAGCAAGGTTAGAGGACCACTGTTCAATAGCGGCACGGTTCGTCTCTAAATTAGCATTGATTTGTTCAATCGATATAGCCGATTTTTGCTCGATGGCGTCAAACATACCTGTTGTTGTTTCAAGTAGCTCGCCATACTTAGAACGCATATTGTCAATAGCTGTTTTTTGTGCTTCTGACATATTCTCGTAAGCAATGACTTGTCGATTTGTACCATTTTCGGCTGCAGCAGCCATTGCTTCGGCTGCTGCTTGCTGGACTGCAGAAGTTTGCTCGTACTCAGTCTGTAAAGCAGCCTGAGTTGCTTGTAGTTCAAGTTCCTGTTCGTTCAGCTTTTTCAACTCTTCTCGTCGCTTAGCGTCTGAAACATCAGAAGCGTTGTTCCACTCCGTGCGCAACTTGGCAATCTCAGCTAATTGCGCTCCAATATCAGCACGTTGTTGCTCAATATCCAGCAAGTTTTTTTGGCTAGCTTCCCATGTACTCTCAGCCTCCATTGCAGATATACGAGCGTTAATCTGTTCGGCATTGTGCGACAACGAATCCGTGTTTTTATCGTAGGCCAAGTTCAAACCTTCCACGGAATCATTAAGTGTCTGAATCTTCTTCTGCAAATTCTTCTTATCGGCGGCAGACTTATTCTCTTTTTGTGAAAGAGCGACAATTTCCGCAGAAAGTTTTTTATACGATTCACGATTAGCTTCCACGTCTTGTAGGCTATCTTTTCGTGCTACTGCACTATCTTTAACAGATTTCTTTAGATTGTCTGTGCTTTCTGCCAACTCCTCTTGCGCTTTAGACAGACGCTTAGACTCTTCTGATTCCCTTGTCAGCCATTGCCATAACGCAACACCAGCACCGACTAACAATCCGATACCTGCGATTACCCAGCCTATAGGACCTGTTAAAGCAGTAAGAGCAGCATTAAACGCCGTTACAGCTGCGGTGCTTGCAATGGTTGCAAAAGTTTGAATACTAATAGCTCCCGTTAACAGACCATGAACTAGAACACCCGCTGACATAGCCTTATATTTCAACATTTCGGCTGTAGTGTTGGCATTAGTTGCAGCAGTAGATAGTACAGTGACAACTTGCTCCGCAGTCATCGCTTTTGTTTTCAAAGCATGGGCTAGAGCAGACATTTTCAACACGCCTAATTGTTGCATTCTAGCTACAGTTTCTGCCATTGTCTGTGTTTTGCTAACTGCTTGCACCGCAAGGAGAGATTTCATAGTTGTGCCTTGCATACCAGCGGCTGCGCTTGTTTGGATAAGCAGTACCCGCAACTTCTCGATACCGCTAATAACCGTATTAGCCGCTCTCATCGCCAAAATAGCTGAGCCTAAAGTTATTAATACAGGGGTCAAGGCTTGCGCTGCACCAATACCTTTGTCCAAAACACCAAACAAAAAAATGAATACAGGAGTAGAAGACTTGATTGCACCGTTTACAACTTTGAAAGCAGCAGTAATCACCACCTTCATGCTATCGAAGTGTTCTGCGATAGTTTTTCCTGATACTTCTTTAGATAAATCATCTAAAGCTTTAATTGTCCCAGCTACACCACGGACAACTGCGTTTTTTAAGTTGTTAAACGATGTAGCGATACCTTTACTATTTTCTCGAGCTAACTCCGCAAAACCTCCTACACCCTTGTCTAACTCAACCAGTCGATTAGAGAATTGGTCAAAAGTAATCTGTCCGCCTTTCAATGCTGCATAAAAATCACGTTGAGCTGACTTCCCTGCAAAACCAAAACTTTCAGCAGTTTTTCGAAGTGCGTACGGCATTGTTTCTTGCAACGTCTTCCATGATTGCAAGTCCACTGTCCCTGCAGATAACATCTGGCTAAACTGGTCTAGACCACGGCTTGCATCTGCGCTTGAAGCACCCGAGGCAAGGAATGCGTTATTCAAGGCTAATGTAGTATCTGTAGATTTTCGAAGATTCCCTGTAATAGAGGTCAAGCGTTGAGCCGTACCCACAACTTCATCAAGGGTAGTAGGTAGCCCGTCAATGCCATTTGCGAGCTTGTCTGTTGAACTAGCAACATCTTCTGCACTATGGCCCATAGCTTTCATAACTCGAGGGAATTTTTCCAACGTATCAAATCGTTTAATAGCTCCATCAAGCGAGCTAACCAGTAAATCGACACCTTTTTTAGCTAAAGAGAAAACCGCTCCGCCCAAAGCGAAGTTTTTGAGGGAAGTAGAGCCTTTTTTGCCTTTTTCCGCAACCTTATCCAGTTCATTGTTCAATACCTTGACTTGCTTACCGTCAACATCAACTAGTATAGTTACCTTTCCATCAGCTGCCATCTTCTTCCTCCTCTCCGTCATCTAATCGATATTTAGCTTGTAGTTGTCTCATTTTCTGTCTATAGTCAGAACTTTCACCGCTACTTGGTTTCCATGCGCGAATTTGCACGATTTGTTGCATAACCGTATTATCTGGTAAGGAATTAAGTAGAGCTTTAAATTCTTGCCATGATAGTTGATTTTGAACTTTCAACAAATTAATTCCATAAGCTTGTAAAAAACTGGCATAGATGTATTCTGTGTCTTTTTCTAAATCCATTAGACGCGGACCTATTCCCTCATTCTTGATTTGAGGCATCGGATTCCCTTGCCTGTCATACTGCACTTCGTCATCTTCTTGGCTATCAATAAAATGCTTACGAATGTGTAACCACAAATCAATTGCAAGAGAAAGCTCAACGTCAAAATTACCTGTAATAATACCGACACAAGACTGGACTTTATCTAAATCGGATAACAAATCATCTCGTAGACAATCAAATGTATCTAAGACTTTATTAAAAGATAGGTCTAATGGATAAACGACACCATCAAATTCGAAACTGTCATAAAGAGGGTCATTTAATCTCATTTGACCACCTACTTCTTAGCAGTTTTAGACTTTTTCTTATATTTGTTGATACGTTCTTTTACAATGTTTTCGCGCTCAATTTTTAACTCAGACAATTTCGCTTCAATCAATGCAGCCACCTTTTCAAGTGTTAAATCTAATGCTTGATGGTCCGGAAATTCTGCATATAATTTCTCGAATGTCCCATCGCCAAAGAGTAGATCATACTGAATTTCAAGTAGTTTTTTCTCCAGGTCAATAGCTCCAAGCAAGGTGTCCTTAGTGATACCTTCTTCTAACTTCTTGTCCAAATTCGCTTCGACAATTGATTTTTCAAATTCTGCCAACCGTTTTTTGGCTTCCTGTTCCAAATCAAAAAAAGTCACTAAGAACTCATCGGAAGTATCAAACCAAAGCTCTACTGGACCAATACTGACTGGAAAACCGCTACGAACAACATCAACACTGATACCGTTTGCCATATCTTCTCCTTTTCAATAAACAAAAAGAGAGGCACAAGACCTCTCTAGCCACCTACTGGCACAGACTCTTCCGGAATAGAATTGTAAGAAATCTTACATCCAAACTTCTCATACTCAGAAGCCGCCCCAGAACCTGCAATAATTTCGGTTACAGTCGCAGGTCCGACCCACTCTTTCTTCTTATCAGCAGATACGACTTTGTGCCAGACAAGACGGTCATTACCTAATTTGAGTTTCAAATCAGCGATATGCTTCTGCGCCTTGTCTTCTGGGTCGTACAACCCTTCAAATGAATAGGCGACTTTTACACCTGTAACGACCGTTTCTTCTGTCCCATCACTGTCGTAATAGGCCTGTTCATCAACTTTTTCGTCTGTATCATCCGTTACATCAGAAATCCATCTAGCCAATTCAAGCCATGCGTCCGTGTTTGGTTTGGCGTCAATGGATGTAAACGGTGCAATAAAATGCCCACGCAGAGCGTTCTTATGCGTTGCCATATGATTAATTCTCCTTTAATTGTGTTATATTTACTTTTGCGTTTAACAAAAAGACAAGCCACCCTTGCTCATGAACCTCATTCATAAACGGACGACTCGTCACCTCTATATCTTCTAAATCAAAGCTCCCATTAGCGCTAGGCAGGTCTTCTAGAACCTCTAAAAGACCTGCAATCTGCCAAAGAGAATCCTCAGCTAATTGACCTTGTTTAGACTTAATTGCAATCTCGATGTTAAGCGTTAATTCTTTCGTACCATCGTAGTATACTCTTTTCACCGAGCTACCTGGCAGAGTATAGACAACCAAACTTTCTTGGTCATCTAAATACCCAATTTTCATTTGAAAGGGCAAATTCAGGCTTTCGTTAATATGGTTTTTAAGTTGATTAAGAAAGTCCATTAGAAACCCGCTCCTTCCACAAAACGCTGTACCCAATCGGTCATGTGGATTGCTTTAGCTTTTTCGTCCCAACGTTTACCGGTTCCTGGTGTTGTATACTTCCTGAAAGTAACAATCCCATTTTTACCGTAGAACTGTGCTCTAGCATACACCGTGTTCCAGGATACCTCTTTCCCGTCACGAGACATATGACCAGAAGGCCTCAATTTTCCGTCTCGGTTAGGTACATATTGATCACTATCTAGCAAAATTTGGCTAGACATCGCAATGCGTCCTCTACGAATATTGTGGTCACTCAGCTTCTTTTTTGCTCCTTTCAAATCAACTTGAATCGAAATAGACACTATAGCACCTCCAATTCTACAGAATACAGCGCGTCTTTAAATGGTTCCTTATTCGTAATCACATTGATGATAACATGGTCGACCCCATCAAAACGAAGTATTGACTGTTCTTTAAAAGTAGGTAACGGAGTAGTCAATCCTTGGTAACATAGCACAACTGCTTTATACTGGATTTCCTTGCTCTTTCCGTTCCAAGAATATTTTGATGATCGGTCAATTCGAACATGGTGAATTGTCTGTTCATCACCATACTCTCGTTTGTTATAATCGCCTTCTCCGGTATATTCCAAATAGCCGACAGTTTCATTCAATATTTCTATGGGTGGCTTTGGTATTCTCATATCAAATCCCCCTATAGAGCAAGCCTGTCCCTGTCAAACAATCGTAGACATCTTGCGCCACCAATGGTACTGTCCTAGAATTACCAGTTCCTGTCTTTCCGGATTTTGAAATAGAAGTACGGCCAATACTGATATGTTCTGGTTCACGGTTTAACCCTTCAAAGGTATCTGTTTCCATATCGGAAAAGTAAATCAGTTGCATACAGATGGCTTTTTTAAACTGCTTGACTCTAAATTCTACAGGGTCGTCTTCTAGTTTATGTTGTTGATAGTATCGATTTGTCAACTGATCAACAACTTCCTCAGCTTTAGAAATAAAGCGACTATAACTCTCGCGAGTGACTCTATCAGATCCGAGGATTTCAACAACTTCTTCAAAGGTTAAGAAATTCATGTCCTTCACCCTTTCTAGCTATATCACTCAGAAACCGCTTCTGTTTTACCAACTTTGAGGGCATTGACAAGCTCTACCTCATTTCCGAAATAGAGCTTTCCTGCCTCGTTAATTTCATCGGCGCGCTTTTTTGTCAGTTCTACAACGTCTCCAATTTCGCATAGAAGACGTGTATCCTTATCCATATAAGCTTTCTTTACAGTGTATTTAGGCATCCGTCATCTCCTTTCTTACACAGAAGGAGCGAATGTGATTTTAACTGCCTTTTCAGCCTTATAAAGGTATACACCGTAATGCTTATTCGCAATAATAGCATTAATCAAACGCTTTTTATCGCGGTCGGTTTCCACCATGGTCTCGCGCTTCAACATGATTTTCAGAGCACCTTCACGGACTAAGAAACCTGTCCCTTTTGGACATTTACGAGAACGTACAATCTGCACTCCTAAAATTTCGCCATACACCCCAGAAACAATACGACTTGCACCAAGTTCCGTTGCAGATAGCCATGTCTTGCCTGCATCAAGTCGTAATGCAGAAGCATCTGCAGGATTCAAAACTAAAACGGTTGGTGTATCATCTTCGTCATTGAAAATATCAAGCGCTTTAGACAGACCATCGACCGTGATGCTTGCCGTAACTGTCTGAGTAGAGCCTTGAAGAGCTGCCAAAACATCCGCGTCTACTTTATGGTCAATAGCTTGAACGATTTGTTTAGCTGCTTGACCTACTGGGTCGCCATAGCCAGAGAGAATCGCTTCGTCTGTGATCTCTACAGACTTACCAATCTTCTTGATGGTCATTGTGGTTTTTGTAAAACCAAGTTGAGTAACCGGAATTGGTTCGCCTTCGGCTACCTCTTCCGCATCGCCAATGTAGTCCCATTTTGGTACGGTCAAAGTTGTACCTGGTTGGCCTTGCAAGGTTGTATCTACTTCTGCAAGTGGCGCAAAGCGGATAGCCTTCCCGATTTCTGCATCAATCATATCTGCTAAAACCTCTGGGTCTAGCATTTGTTCCATTTTTGTTAATCCTGTTGCCATATTAGTTTCCTTTCAGTTGTTCGTATAATTTAGGATTTGTTTGTTTGAGTTCAAGGCGCTCCACATATGTCATTTGTCCGAATTGTTCTTTTGACACATCTGTCTTTGTGCTTGCACTCGGGTTATCTACCACCGTAAAAGTAGGTTTCTTCTCGGTAGTATTTGGAGTAGTTGCAAATTGTGGATATTTACCGACAACTTGCTTAATTGCTTCATCGATCGTCGTATCTTCATTGACTAAACGTTCTGATAAAGCAATAACATCGTCAACAGAGTCGGCATTAACACCTTGAGTCAAAGCTGACAGTTTGGCTTCAAGTCGTTTATTCGCATCTAAAGCTAATGCCAATTCCTTATCCTTTGAAGCAAGTAATTCTGTCTGCTTATCTGCTTCTGTTTTTTGCGACTCCTGCCAATCTTTATAGGCTTTCATAGCTTCTTTAGCAGATTCTACGTCGGCAAAGCCTAGGTCTTTAATTGCTTTAGCATATCCACTTGTGTGCTCTTTTTTACCCACACGATTGACATCTTCTTGGCTGAAAGTCTTTTCAGCTACTTCTTCCACGTTTTCAGTAGCGTGGTCTACTGTTTGTTCTTCTGCCATTCGGCTATCCTCCAATGTTCAGCGATTGGTCGCTTATATTTCCGTTCTTTAACGCCTGCGGATAAAGGCAAAAAGAAAACCGCCTCGAATTCGACACGGTTTTAAGTATTTTTTAAGTTGTTTCGAGCAGTCTTTCCCGCTGTCAAGATGTCGGACCACCTCCTAGCCTTATACAGGTTCATAGGTTTCTATAAAGATATCTGGTTTGCATGGGTAGAATTCTCCTGCTATGCCTTTGATGATATAATCGCCGAACGAAGCGAGCATATTTCCTTCAAGAGTATTTATAATCAATCCTCCATCAGACCTAACTTTATTAATTTCAAAGTCCATGCCTAGGGCACTCGTTTCCATCCCTACGTTATAGACAAACTCTATAGCGTTTATAATACTTTGTTTGTTAGCTTCGAGCTTAACCGCTTCAATTTCGACAGGTTTCTTACGATAACGCATTTTTTTACTCCTTTATTTACGACTAAACCAAGTCTTCTTGGCAGTGCTGTTAGCCACTTGCTTCTCAATTTTGTCAAATCTCGCGTTCGTAGCCTGGGCGTTACGTTCTACAACGGAACGTAGCTCAGCGATTTCATTTGCCTGTTTGGCGTTTTCGTCAAGCAAACTCTTAATGATACCCAATGCAATATCAACAGCTTCTTTAGTTCCCTGAACTTGTTCAATCAGTTCACGTTTCTTCTTGATACGCTTATTCATAGCGTTCTCCTTTCTATTTTTTTGCAACAAAAAAGCACTTAGATTTCTCTAGGCGCTAAGATTTTACTAATTGTTTTGCTTTTTCGTAATACGGTTTAAGGAACTCTATAAAGCCTTGAGTATCGTTTGTATTATGTTCTTCAAGGAACATCATCAAGTCATAATCATTCAGCACATCAAACATTTCAGGGTTTTCCGCTTCCCATGCATCCGCAAACTCTTCATCCTCACCGAACAAAGAATTGAAGTCAAATGAAAAATCCCAAAAATCTTCAAGCTGTCCGCTTACTGCTTGTTCTAACATATCTAAAACTTTTTGACTGTATTTCATTTGGGGGTAAATCCTTTCATATTTTTGCGTTTCATCATAGTAACCACAATGTCACTTTGTGGCTCTGTGATGTACAAAAGATGGTTATAATATCTAACGTCTCGACCATCTCTATCTGATACATAGTTAGGAGGTAGAGAAAAAGCAGTTCTAACTGTCTCATAGTTGTATACGAACGTTCCGTTTTTGCGTCTCATACGCTCTATGTAGCGCGCTATCGCATGGTCTCCAAACACTATCCCATCTTTTTTGAAATTAAAGTAAGCTTCTACTGCCTGTTGTTTCTGCTTCTCAGTCAGTTTTTCCTGAATTTCTCCCTTGAAGTAGCTGACAATCCTATTGTCATATCTCAGAGACTCCCTTTCAGAGCTACTTAACGACTTGAAATCACTATAAGACTTGGGCGCTCTACCCCCTAAATTTTGTAGTATATCAGAATACTCTTTTTTCAACCGATTGTCAAGAATTTCGTAGGTATTTTTATACGTTTCCGCATTTCTGATATAACCTTCCCGTTTAATATTACGATACAAAAATCTGTGGTCATCAAGATATGTTTTATATTGACCCTCTAGAGTCAATCCTCTTAATTTATATTTTTGAATAAGCTCCTTGTCACCGATTTCACGAGCAATACGCAGTTTTTCCTTGTTCTTACGTATTTCTCTTTCAAAGGCTCGTTGCTGAGCTTCTGCTCTAGCATTGTCCTCTGCTTGTCGCTGGGAGATACCTTTGAGATAATTCGGCAAATCTGGTTTCTGATTGACACCGACAATAAACGGTGTTAAGTAGTGCCCACAGTTTATACCAAGGCAACCTCCTGCAGTTCCATAACCGTAATCTAGTAGGCTTAGCACCCTAGTTCCACCCACTTCAAACGCAGGGCCTTTTGTGACAATCTGGTGTTGAAGCGGAGAACACATAGCTCTAGCACTAGATTTCATCGAGTAGTAGAATGTCTCAATCCCAAACTCCTCTGCAGGACGTTCTCTCATGTCTCGATAAACTCTTAGCGCTGTCGTTTTTATTATAGTCTTTGCATAAGTATCTGCACGCCAACGCCGACCTGCTTTGTCAGTAAAGCCGTAAAATCCTTTATCACTCCATTTTGTCAGAGTGTCATTCAATGCCTGTTCTGCGGACTTACTACCTGATACCACGCTTGCAACTGTCTGTTCAATGATAGACCTATAAACGTTCTGCACACTTTGAGGTAAACGAGTATTGATTAAATTTCCGAGTTCTTGTGTTGTCTGATTGGCATAAGATTCCAGCGCTTCCTTTACAACATAGCGCTGAGGCTCTATATTTTGACCTGTATCGCGTTTTAATTGCTCGTGAGTATCTATGTATACCTTGTAGCCTTCATTCGAAATAACGTCACGTAGGACGCTCTCAGCGACCTCCGCACGACTGGCTATCAATTTCACATTGCTTTCTGTCAACATGTGCAGGTCGTTTAATTTTTCAAGTTGCCAAATATATGGCTCTCTTTGTAAGTCTGCCGTACCTCTTTTCTTCAATCTGCGAATAACATTGATGAACAAATCAATTGATAGCTGATGGTAGACATCAACAACTTGATTCATCTCTAAGGTGAACTGTTCGTCTCCTTGGTCAAACGGTAACTTACTCATCGTAGAGTTCCTCGTCTACTTCGCTAGAACTAGGTTTCTCTTGATTAATCTGTCGGACAATCTCCTTTAGCTCATTATCAGCTAGACCTAGAACTTTTTTCATTGCGTATTCTTTGCTGACGATACCACTTGCAAGAGCTTTCGTCCAATAATCAAGTTCAGCATTTCGGTCCGTAAAGATACCATCATCAAGGTTAACTTCAATATCCTTCAACTCAGGAATATCACCGTCGTAAAGTTCCGCACCTTTAGCTAGTTCGCAAATAGACACGACTAATTCTTTGATAGATTGTTCTACCAATGCAACTATACTGTTTCTTAATTGATAAGTGTCTGAATTTTCCGAGACGATTTCGGTGGCGGTTTTCATACTTTTTCCGTCAAAGGTAAACATACCAGTCGAGACACCTACTTGCATTTCTAACAAACTCAAGCCTTCATTGATTGCTTTTATGTAATCATCTGCGCGAATCGGAGTGGTAAGGTCTGTAATACCAATTCCTTTTTCTTCGGTCCCTAACATCTGATAGACATTCTGCTCAGCTTCAAAGCGTTGGACAAAACGAATATCCCCGTCTTCGGTCTGGACGTTCATCTTGATCATACTATCTGGTACTGCTATCCTACGCTGACCCATCTTAACTTCCCACATAAACTCGTCATAGGTAGTATTTAGAAAATCGATTGTAGTCTTAGCGTTATCAAAGATAGACAAACCAAGCGGACTATCAATATCTTTGTTGTTCATTCCGGGCGTTTTTAGGTAGGTAAACAATGGACGACTAACGTTTTCAACAAGTACTCTTTCCTTTAAATCTTCGTACAACTCTGATAAAGGAACACGTTCTCCCACAATTGTAGAGTTCTCGGAGCGATAAAGCTCGTTTGAAATATAGTAATCTTCCTCTGCCCATTCGTGAAACTCTATCAGGGTGTAGTAGAGTTTGGATTTACCTTTATTTTTTGTGGTTTTGGTAACGATAGCCGCGCTCGACACATCTTGGGTATTTGACTGCAAGGGTAAGAAGACTGGTGCTTGAATAAAAGCGACACGAATTCTATTTCCTGCTATGTAAGGCCTCATAGCCAGACCCCCTAAAGCCAGTCCGCTTTCAAGATAGCGTTCAAAATTCTTATTAAACCGGTCGTTCAACAAAACTTCCTGAATAAAGTTATTTGTTTCGGCATTGTTAACCGTGATTTCAGCTTGTTCGTTATAAACCAAACTAGCCAGTTTCTTAGAAACAGTCCTAGCTATCGGCAAATGTTGGGCAGAGCGCTTTTTCTCCTCCCCTGCTGTATTTTGATAAATAACATCGTCCCATTTGCTCTCATAGTAGGTCAAATTACTTTGGATACGTGCATACTCATCGTGACTAACAGCAATTTTCGGATGATCCACTATGCTGGCTAACGTATCTGTTGTTACCATGTATTTACTCCTCAAAAAAATGTTTTTTATAGATTGTACAATTCCCATTTATCGTCCTCTAAATAAAATTGACATAGCGTGTGACAAACACATTTACACTGTAGCGAAATTCATCCATTGCGTGGTTGTCTTTATCGATTGGCTTACCATTATCATCACGACTGTACAATCCTATCTCTTTTAAAAAATAATAGTGGTCATACTCTTCTTCGTTGTGTTCTACGAGGACAAAGCGTTCGTCAGATATAATATTCTGCCCACGTTCAATGCCGACTTCAATACCTTTTGATTTGCTAGACACATCGTGAGAATTATTCATTGCCGTTCGGGTTATGATACCAACCTTGTGCAATTCTTCCCTCAAAGACTTACATGCAGGGTCAATCCAAACCTCTGTATAACGCATTTGATACTTAGTAACACACCATTTAATAAACGCCTTCAATTCCACTGCATACGTTGACATGGCTTTTACTTGTCCTGTGTCAGCACCGCTATGATAATAATGGGCAACGCGGTTAAGACGGAAACTAATTCTGCCATTTTCTCGGATTCTAGTCACGATATTACAAGACATAGAAGTCGCATCCGACTGACCACCGTCCCCACAGAAATACATCTCGACAGGTTCGCCTATCAAGGCATCCTTGATATTCTTGTCCATGTCAAACAGGCCGTAAATAACACCTTGAGGCATGACGCGCTGGCCAAGCACATCTCGTTTGTAAAGATATGGATTTTTGCGTAAGTTGTTGATAATTGATTGTTTCCGCTCCTCCGACAAGATAGGGTTATCGTCCATAGTCCAATGAGTCCAGCGAGTGTTCTGCACATCGAATACATCTTTTATGACTGGGTGTTGCGGAGCAGGCGGGTTTAAATCTGCCAAATGATAACGCAGTTTAGCCGCCCAAGTCCGCCTGAAACACTCTTGGATAAAGTCCATGTGCAGGAGGTTAATCTCACAAAAGACTACAGAACCCAAAGACATACCCGTAATGGCACCGACAGAGTTAACTTTGCCGCCGCCTTTATAGTAAATCCGTTTCTGTCCTTTTGGAGTATCTATCAGCAAATGATCGCCGCGGTCATCGTGTTTTATCCAGCAATTCCCGTTGAAGATATGCATAAGACCGGTACCGTCACCATCAATAAAAAGTCGATAAGCTTGCTCTTGGTTGTAAGCGGCAATTAAATGATTTTCATCCTCACTTTGAATGAGATAGCGGGCATATCTAAAATGACCTGCTGTTGTCTTACCGCTACGAGGCGTCCCCTCATTGACCTCCAGCTCATAATTAAACGGACGTCTAATGATGTCGATTTGTTTAGAAGATAGCTTATCAATCCTGACCATCGATTACCTCCAGTAATTTTTCCATCAAGTGTGTATCGGATTGGATACCTCTGATAGTCTCAATTTTAAGACGTAACAATTCGTTCTCCTGTTTAATTTTCTCAAGTTGTTCTTGGATAGGATAACGTTTCAATAGCTCACCTGCAGCTTTGATAACTTCTGCAATGCTAGGTTTTTTATGCACGGTGACATACTCACCGGTTGCAGGGTTAAGCGTGACAACTTCCTCTGCCAACTCTTGTCGAAGAACAGACGTCAGAATTTGCAAGACTTCGATTGCGGTAGCCACTTTGCTACTTTCGAGTTGTTTCATTCTTTCAGCAATTGCCGATTTTATTTCAAGTTTTTTCAAGTTTTGCTCACCGATTTGTCCGGCTGTTTTTTTACTGTAACCCGCCTTGAGTGCTGCCTCTGTCGCATTTCCACAGATGATGTACTCATCAATAAATTTTCGTTGTTTTATCGTTAACTTAGCAATTTTCCATCACCTCCTCCAAAATACAAAAAGACCACATCTCTGCAGTCTTTTCGAGTGAAAAATTTTAGCCCCTCGCATGGTACTAGCAAACATGGTCATTAGGTCCTTTATTTTTGATTTTTTGGTGCTAGTTTTTAAAACGGGAACAGCAGGATTCGAACCTGCATATTACGCAACCATGCGTCAAAAGGAATCGAACCTTAATTAGTAGGGACTCCCTGCCCTCTACTCTACCTGTTAAGTTATGCTCCCTCAATAGGCAAGGCTTGCTGCCTTACCCTTATTTCTTGATACTACCATTCTAGCAGATTTCAGACTTCATGCCTGTACCGTTACTATCATTTACTATCAATTCTGACAGAATGACATCAAGCTCATTTACCGCCTGTTTCTTCAAACGGTAATATGTAGGAGAACTCATACCTCCCATGCTATCACAGATGTCATCAATGTACATTTTATTGATGTAGGTCATCCTCAAGACAGTTCTATGCTTAGGATTTTTCAGCTTATTGATAAGCCTACCAAGTTCAAGTTTCCTGTTAATAACTTCATTGGTATCTTGTTCAATTGCTTCTTTCATGATTACAAGCTGGGAATAGACATCATCAACTTTCCTAGCTTGACCGCCTTTGACCTTGTCTGCTGTCCACTTGGAGCTTGAGAGCAAACCTGCCTCAAGCTCATTGATTTCATCTATCCGGCTTTGAATGTCCATATCAAGATTTTGTAGCTCATTCAAGAGCTCTTTAGCCTTGTTCACTCTCTGTCTCCTTTGTGATATAATAGTTTTAGGTTTTACTCACAAAGGTCAGTACAAGCGTGCTGGCTTTTTTTATAGTCGTGAAATGCCGTAGTATTCATAACCACAATACTCAGAGCAAAAACCGTATCTGTTAAAATACCATTCAAATACTCCGATTTTATCATCGCATACTGGACAATGTGTCCTGCGGTATCTTTCTTCTTTGCTCAATCCATCCAGTATTTTCTTTTTTCTAATTCTTTTATTCATTTACAACCTCCTCTCCCACAGCTGTCTCTGATGGCTATAATACGGATACAAAATACGTATCTTGCCACGTTGTGCTAGTACTTTAGGTTTTACGTCTTTAGTTTGCTCGTACAGTTCGTCTATTTTATCCAACATGCGCTGTCTCGGTGGTCGTCCGTCTAGCCATTTGTAGACAGACAGATTCGTCACGCCCATCTCGGTCGCAAATTGCTCTCTCGTCCATCCTGTCTTTTGCAGGATGTGTTTGATTTTATCTGCTGTAGTCATCTACCACACCCCCTCGATTTCCATACGATTGTCTGATAAAAGATTAAACTCAAAGCCAATTTGACAATCCGACGAAAGACGAACCAACCCGGTTTCCAAATCTACTAATTCATGCAAAACTGGATAAACGTTAGCTATCGTTAAAACAACCTCTTTGTCCTCGTCGTACATCTGCAATTCTTTGATTAGTTCTTTAATCGTCATTCCAACTCCTCCAACGCTACCCATCTGAATTGTGGGTATTTCTTAGCTTCTTCTTTAGTGCATTTGTAAGCAATATCCAGTATTATTTTTGAGTCACTTGAAGGTTTAATCATAAAGCCTAATTCTGACAAGTAAACAAAATGAAATACAGCAAACCTCGGCTCTGGCACATCGACCAGTAGCACGCCTAATTTTTCGTTAGTCATTTATGTCCACCCCTAATTCTTCTAGTTCTTCCCTGAGTAAGGTTATTTCGTTCAATATCTCGCGTTGTATTCTTAACGAAAGTCTTTCTCCACAAAATATTTCATCACTTCTTTGGCCATGCCTTGTGTTTAGTTTGAAAAGTTTTCCAAAAACTATAGTGAGCCATGTCTTATTCCAACAACGCATGGAGTTGTCGAAAAACCTATCGAGTTCTTCTATTCTAGCCTTTATTTTTCTAGCTTTTTCAATGTCACTACTTTTCATTCAACCCCTCCATCAATTCAGGATTTTCATAGATGTTGCCGATGATTTCGACTCCTGTTTCGCCAGTATCTACATTTTCAACTATATGCCAAAGCTCTCCATGCTGCCAGGATGGATACATCAACCAATAACCATCTATTCGACGTTTAACTTCCCCTATCGCCTTCACACCTTGTGACATTGCGACTATAATATCCCCCTCAAAAATCTCCTGACCGTTCTTATCAAACAGCCCTGTGGATTGCATGACAATCAAACCAGATTGTTCAATCGGTACAGCACCAATTAAATCCCTGTGTAGTTGCTCCATGTTATAGATTAGACCATTTTCTGTTATGTAAAAATGCTTGACCCACTTATTGTGGAAAATATCCCATGCCCTAAACTTCGGTATCATTTTCTGCCTCCTCATAAATTAACAAAGCGGAATATTGTTCGACAACTTTGTTATAGCCGTCAATAGCGATAATTGAGTTGTATTTTACATCAATAAGCTTGACCTCAAAAATCCTTTCAGCTAAAAACTCATTTACTTCTTCTTCAATATCTTTATGATATTGACTCATAAAAACTTTCACTTTCTTCATCACTCCACCTCCTTCGCAAACCCTGCATCCCACGCCCACTCAAAATCCTGTTTGATTTCGGACTCGGTGAGTTGGTTTTTGTCAATTGTTTTCCAACTATCGTCATCACTTGCATTAATAACTACACCAATTTGTAGTTTGCTTAAGAAACTGTATTTCCAATTAGAATTCGGGTCAGGTATCTCAATCGTATACAACTGCTCCTTCTCGACCTCGTAGCCAAAAAGCCAAGCGCGGGCGAAGGTTTCTTGGTTGCACTCAAGCCAATCCGCAGAATCCTTGTAATTAAAACAGTAGTCCATCGCATGGAATAATCCGTACCCTTCTGCGTTTTTGCAATATTCGATTTTATCGGAAATATACTTCGGCACCACAACCTTCTGCGGTTCGTGGATTTGAACTACGACATTACATGCTGATTTGTGAGAAATCCAACCAGTACCATTTGCTATCTCTGTTAACTTCTCAATCGCTTCCTGCTTATTCATCTGTTTCCTCCTAAAATAATGTAATCTGTGATTTATATTCTTCAAGTCTGGCCAGAGCTGATTGGTAAATTTGTCCGTCTTTCTCGCAACCGACGTACTCCAACCCTGCCTCTTCAAAGGCGATTAAGCTACTAGCCGACCCGACATGGGTATCTAGGATTTTGTCGCCCTCTTTGGCATATTTTTGGATAAGCCATCGGTACAAATTTACAGGTTTTTGTGTGGGATGTATCCGTTTTTCGTTTAGTTTCTTGTTGCCTTGCTGGACATGGCCCTCTGCAATGGATTTTCCCTGCATCATGCCATTCCACATATAGCGAAATAATCTCACGCTATCATGCATACTGCAGTAAGCAATCTCACAATCTGAAAAGCTCGACTGTCCATTGACCTTATCCCAAACAATGCGACCAGGACCAAAATCATATTGGTAATAATTTACACCCCAAATAATCTGATTTTTGGAAACTCTGATTAGTTCGTCGAAATAATCCTTGCCGGGTACATCCCATTCACTTGTCTGTCCATACAAACGTTGGACGCCGATTGGGCTGATTTTCCGCCCGTAGAACTTCCGCTTTTCGGGCCCACTAAAGTACGGTGGGTCTACAATAGCAAGGTCAAAATAATTGTCAGGATACTCACGCATCACGTCCATGCAGTCTGCATGAACAAATTTACTCATCTGTTTCCTCCAATCTTTTTGCTATCGCCTCAATCACATTAACCGTGACCGAGTTGCCAGCTTGCTTGTATAGCTGACTATTACTATTTACTGCTGCAGCCCTGTCAAATACCCAGTCTGGAAAACCTTGCAACCTCCAACACTCACGAGGTGTCAGCTTGCGGATACGGAAACCATCTGTTATACCAAATGTTCCGCAATGAGTTGTACTAACACCACCATTTGCTGTCAGCGTTCCAACTTCGTTTTTTATGTTTTTGTTGTAAAAATCATAAACCTTAACATAATTATTCTCCTGCCAGCTATTGCTAGTCATTGTAGGTGCTGTATCATGTTCTCCACCTTGATTGTATCCACGCCCACGTTGGAGAATTTTCTGCTGTTTACTTTCAACAACGTACGACCCGCTCTCTTGTGCTTCTCCGTACCTGGCGGTAATGGTATTTGTTGATTGTCCTTGTAGGTTACCAGCTTTCTCGTCGTCTCCTCCGAAAGGAAATATCGCTCGTCCACCTGCTCCTCTAAGATGTCCGATAATAAACACCCGCTCTCGGTTCTGGGGCACTCCAAAATTCTTGCTGTTGAACACTTGCCATTCCGCATCATACCCCAATTCATCCAACGCTCCGAGGATTGTCTCGAACGTATTTCCGTTGTCGTGGTTGAGCAATCCTGTGACATTTTCAAGGAATAGATATTTAGGTCTGAGAATAGATGCGAACCTAGCAATCTCAAAGAACAAAGTCCCTCTAGTATCTTCAAATCCTCGTCGTTTTCCAGCAACGCTGAAAGCCTGACACGGAAATCCTCCACAGATAACATCCACACGTCCGATTCCTCGAACAGACTCATCTGTGACTGCTGTGATGTCATGAAATTCAAATTCTCCTTTCGTGTCATGTATCGCTTTGTAGCTCTTTCTAGCAAATGGGTCAATCTCGCAAAAGCCAACACATTCATGTCCAGCTCGTTCCATACCAAGACGGAAACCACCGATGCCCGCGAATAAGTCTAAAAATTTCATTTCCGTCCTTTCAAATACTCAGGCATATCATCTCCGACATTAACACTGTCATACTGTTCCCTGGTCACCAGGAACTTACCATACGGATCAACTTCGACATAGTAGTGACCGTTAACGACATCCTTGCCTGTGACCTTGCCAATCATCTCTGTGCCAGCATTGTCAACCTGATAGATGATTACGGGTTCGCGGGATTCTAGCTCAGCAATCTTTTGTTTTGCTTGCCTTAGATTAAATCCAAGGGAAATCACCAAACCTACAAGGATGGGGATTAGAACCTTCTCAAATCGTTTCATTCGCTTTCTCCTCCAACCAATCGAATATCATTTCAAACTGATTCATCACCAGTCTGTCATTGTTATACTTCTTACTGATTTCCGCCATAGATACCACAACCCAATTCCAGTATGCCTGCGTGTTGAACCCGACTTCTTGCATCTTCTGGTTACTGGCTCGCATCCAGTTCGGGACTTCTGTTTCAAAAAATTCAATGTAATTCATCCAACACCTCTACTTTGATGTAAATCCCTACTTGATCTGACCAAAACTTCTCGACAATCTCGCTGGCCACTTGGGCATCATCTTCCCAAAAACCAACGGCAGTCATGCAGTCCTTGAGCAACTTCTGCAGATTATCTGTATCTGGCTTAGTCGTCTTGTACTGACCATGCTTTGATTTTTTTGTCCGAGGAAATAGCCACTTGACTGTCAGACGAATCGGACCCTGCAGCTTATCTGAAGGAACGTGCCTTGCCAACAATGATTCGTACTTAGCCCTGGCATCTGCCAATTTTTCAGGTTCGTAAAATTGCGGCTTACCATTGATCACTCGGACTTGTTTTTGCTGATGTGTCGCAGTCGGTATTTTTTTCATTGGCAGGAAAAATTCAAGCATTATAGTCAACTCCTACCCATTGACCTGTTTCAGAATTGTAGATAATATAGCCAGCAGATTTTAATTGCTCCATTACCCAATCTTGAATTTCTGGAACGTCCGCTAACCATTTTAGTACTTGAGATTTTTCATAAGCAAAATCTTGTTCTGGCAATGTGTGATATAGAGGTGGCATAATTTTTGCTACTAATAATTTTTTTGAGCGTCGTTTATGCTTTTTATTTTTAGCTTCTAGATTTCTAGCCATATTTATTTTACCTTTTCATATTTTTTTATTTTCGCTTTAAGTCCAGAGTGAAGGACAGGGTTACAGGGTTACAAGGGGCGGATGCATAGCCCCCTTGTTCCTGTACCTGTTCTTCTGGACCTCTAGGGACATTTCCCAAATATCTACACTACAGAGTAGTTAGATATTCTGTCCCTCAGTTTGTCCCTCGGACATATCGAATAATTTATCGAAATGTCCCTCATTTTTAACTCTTCAGGGACACAGGGTCATATCGAATGATGTCCATGTGTCCCTAGGGACATATCGAATAATGTCCTTCGATATGTCTTTCGATGTGTCCTTCGATATGTCCCTGTCCTTATTCATCAATATTTGAGTTTTTTGGTACTATTTCCTTGTTTACAATGTCGAATTTACCATTGTTTTTTATCCACCTGCGGACCGTTTTTTCGCTCACTGGCTTCTCCTCAGTAGAGAAATAATCTACCAAACCATCGAGAGTGACAGGCTCAATTCCATCATTTAAGACACTAATTGCAGTTTCGACTTTTTTGGCTTTATCCTCTTTAGTTTCTTTCTTTTCGAAATTCTTCTTCCAAGGAGAGCCTTTTGAATTGGTATCCTCCAACTGAATATCCGCCAGCACTCCAGATGTATCCACGCTATGCACTGGATAGCTAAACCACATGTTGACTGGCTTAAACTTGGCAAACTCACGCAGCGTACCTTCCACACGCCATGCGGTCGAAATTTCTACCGCATGCACGACCTTGGCAATCTCGTCTGTATAGACCTTGCGGACCAGCACATCTCTGATGGCCTTCTCGAAGTGATCACGCATCTGTACTCTGCTTTCCAGGTCATCCAGACTAACATACTGCTGGTAGTAGTCCAAGGCACGCTCTTGCAGGGCTCTTTGGTAAATAGCACAGGTAGCTTTATCAGACCGCATCTTAATCAAGTCATCCGTCAACTCTAGCTCTACCAAGTCAATCAGTGCATCTGGATCACGAGCGAATACTCCTGAGCCACTGGCACGGTCCATAGACTTCTTGCCACCTTGACTACCTTTTGAGTGGTGGTGGCAGTAAATCACGCTACAACCAAGCTCAGTTGCTACCTTGTCGAATTGATTGGTAAAGTGGGCCATTTGGTCTGCCGAGTTTTCGTCACCGGTTAGGACCTTGTAAATCGGGTCAATGATGACTGCGATGTAGTCTTTTTTCAAGGACCTACGGATAAGTTTCGGCGCCAACTTGTCCATTGGCACGGTCTTCCCGCGCAAGTTCCAGATGTCGATGTTTTGGATATTGTTAGGGGATAATCCCATAGCTTCGTAGACCGTTTTGAAACGGCGTAAAGCCGATGGTCGAGCTAACTCCAGATTGACATAAAGGACCTTGCCTTGCTCACATGCCCAGTTTAACCATTGTGCACCCTCTGCGATGGCGATAGCTAATTCCATCAAAGCGAAAGATTTTCCCGCCTTAGATGGACCAGCTATCAACATTTTATGTCCCTGTCTGAGTACACCTTTGATAAGTTCTGGTTCAAGCTCCGGCATATTCTCCCAAGTTTCTGCTAAGCCTTCTGGGTCTGGCAAATCATCGTTCAAATCCTCAATCCACTGGTACCATTCTTCGTAGTTGGTCTTACCGATGTTAGTATCAATCAAAAACTGCTTCTTGCCGTTTCGCATGATACCAGGCATCCGTGATAGTCGGCTAGGGTTACGGTTCTGGGTATCAATATCCAGCCCGTTCTTCTTGCAGATTTGGTAGATGTAGTCCACCCGCTTGCGGTACTCTTGGTAATCTCTAGCATCTACTTTGACGATAGCGTGCAGGGATTTCTTCCCGCTGTGGACCAAGGCAGCAATCGGCAATTCCAACTCCTTAAACAAAGCGTATTGCTTGCCCAATTCCATGCTGTCAGATTCGACCAAGGCATAGCGGAAGTCAGTCACGTTGTCATTTTTAACACCTTTCCCATCCAACGGGTTAAAGCGAATCCACGCCCCAGCTTCTTCCTTATAGTCGCCAAAGACCGCACCGATGTCACCGTTACAGCCTTGTAAGAGTTGAATCAACTCTCCAGCTGTCCTGTCAAATGCTCCCTGTGTGGGTTTGTATATCGGACCATTATCTGTGTCAATCTGATAAGTTTTCGTGACATAACCCACATTATCCGTACTGTTGAAGACTGTTTCCAAGTAGGTAATCAACTCTTGGACCGGTGCCCAGTTTGAAGGCTCTCTAACCTCTTTCGATTCGACCCAGTTCTTATCGACAATCTTATAGTCACGGTCGATTGTGTCATTCCAGCCCAATTCATGAGCATCGTCGGTCATTTTAAATTCAGACACCCAGCCATTGTCTTTTGCCATTTGTGTGATGGTCGCTCCAGTTACTGCGCCAAGGCTCCCACCTTGGAAAGTGTCCCACTTCTTAAAACACTCTCCACGCTTGTATCTAACTGGGTCTTTTTGCGACCACACATCCCAATCCATTGCTGTGTAGCCCTCTTGTTTAAGAGCCATCCCTACATTAACCCAGTCTTGATATGACAGAGTGGCTGGGTTAATGTAATCAAGCAATGGGATGAGGTCAAATTCTCTTTCTGTCATTTACTCTCCTATTCTGGTTGATATTCTGCTGGCACGATGCCATTTGGCATTCTCCAACCATTGGCAGAAATACGGTCTATCATATTACTAGCCGCTTCAAACGACCACATACCGACACTCTTAAATCCACGTTGCTCCAAAAATCTAATTTGTTTCGGCGTGGTAAGTCCAGCATCTCTTCGTTTGTTAAGTCTATCCAACAACTTGCTTGCTTTACCAAAGTTGCCAATCTCGTCTGTAAAGATACCGAACTTCTCCAATGCTTGTAATTGTTTTTCGGTCGGAGGTGTCATATCTATTCCGAATTCCGGCACATAGTCCACCAAATCTTCTGCATGGATTGACATTTCAAATTGCAACGGATCCACCAGCTTACGCTTGCGTTTTCGCATTTCTTCCAGCTGCTTAGCCAGTGCTTCTTCACGTTGAGCTACTACATCTTCTGCTGATTTGACTTCTAGCTCCTCGATGTCAAAGAGTGCACCAGCTTCTTCTTCCATGTTCTCGACCATCTTCTTAGCTACTTCTTCTGTGCCTGCGATAAGATGAGCAGGTCGGCAGAGCTCATGTCGCTCCGTGTGCCATAGGAAATCCAATAGCAATAGATTTTCTTTGCCTGGAAATAAACGAGTACCACGCCCCACCATTTGGCTATAGAGAGCTCGTACCTTAGTCGGTCTAAGTACGACTACACAATCAACTGACGGGCAATCCCAACCCTCTGTCAAGAGCATAGAGTTACAAAGGACATTGTACTTGTCCTTGTCGAAGTCTTCCAAGACTTCCGCACGATCCTTGGACTCTCCGTTGACTTCTGCAGCCTTAAAACCTTTAGCGTTTAAGATATCACGAAACTTTTGCGATGTTTTGACCAATGGTAGAAATACCACGGTCTTACGGTCTGCACATTGTTTGACCATTTCATCAGCTATCTGTTCAAGATATGGATCTAGTGCGGTCCCAAGGTCACTCGCTTTGAAATCTCCCGACTGCATAGACACGCTTGATAGGTCCAAGGTCAAGGGAATTGTTACAGCAGTAATCTTTGACAGGTAGCCAGACTTGATAGCCTGCACCAAGGAATACTCATAGGCTAGACTATCGAAATACTGCCCTAGATTTCGCTTGTCGCCTCGGTCGGGTGTAGCAGTAACACCAAGAACATTGCTGTCGTCAAAATGTTGTAAGACACGCTGATAGCCATCTGAGATAGCGTGGTGGGCTTCATCAATGATAATGGTGTCAAAGTAGTTCGGTGGAAATTGACTCAACCGCTTCTCACGTTGCAAGGTCTGTACTGACCCAACCACAACCCGAAACCATGAGCCGATAGAGGTACTTTCTGCTTTTTCCAAGGCTGTACCCAGCCCAGTAGCAGTCATTAATTTATCGGAGGCCTGTTCCAGCAATTCTGACCTATGAGCAAGGACGAGCACACGCTCGCCCATACGCACACGGTCTTCAATGATTTTGGAAAAGACAATCGTTTTACCGCATCCTGTTGGCAGAACCAATAAGGTCCGCTTGCGACCTGATTGCCATTCCTGCTGGACTGCACCACGAGCCTCCTCTTGATAATCTCGTAGTTGCATCTACACCTCCTAAAATCCTGCAAAGCCACCTTGAGCAGGTTGTGTCGGCTGTGTTGGTTGTTGGTACTGTGCCTGTGGTTGTTGATAAGCAGGTTGTTGTGGCTGGCCAGCATTTAGCACTTTAGACCAATCAACATCATCTGCATAGATCATAGACTTGATATTGTCAAATTCCTGGTCTGCATATTGGCCAGTTCCTTTGCGTTTATTCACACGGCAAACACCTTTAGCGCCAATAATGTTCCAGTTCATGCGCAATGGCTCACCATGTTTCTTCTGACCAATCGCTCCGAAGAATGCTGACAACATCCCTTCTGTAGAGGTGTGTAGGAATAGATTGTGCTTCAGTTGTGCTGTGCCTTCAGCAGTTTCAATCTCGATAGATACAACTGCTTTATTACATGCAGGTAGCTTCCCTGGGTTTTGAGGATTAGGCGTGTAACGTGTTCGTTCGATGCCTGTCACCGTGAACTGATAATCGCCAGGGGTAAGCGATATAAAACCACCCCCATCATTAACGATTTCATCTTCCCACCCAAGTTCGCGTTCTGGTTGATTGTATTGTTGTGTCATTCTGATATTCTCCTTTGATTAAGCTAAAATTGTGATGTTGGCTTGTTCGCCAAGTTTCGATTTTAAGTAAGTAGCAATGTTATTAATTGCATCCAGTTTCCATTTACCACCGTCAGCTTCAAACAAGGCCATGTAGCCTGCTTTGTCGATGCGATAGATAAACTGGCTAGCAGGTTGTTCCACCTCTGCAAATGTCCGATATGGTCGCAAAGTGACAGGGTTTGGTGCTTTGGCTTGACCAAGGCTAGCTACACCCGTCTTGATAGTTGCGGTTTGGCTCACACCGTTATCAACGATTTCTGCACCATTGTCAATCTTCAAGGCACTAGCAAATTCAAGCACTGTGCCACGATCTTCTGCATCTACAAATTTAGACTGCAGCATGATGTTAAAGTCAGATGCTTCTTCATATCGTCCAAAATGGATGTCTGGCGTCATTGATCTAACTTCGACCAATCTCGCACGATTTGCGTCTTTATCCAGTTCTTCGTAAACAATTACTTCTTTTGGACTTTCAACAATAACCAATACACGCTTGTTTCCTAGCTGATCCAAATCAGTCTTCAGATAATCTACTAGACTATCTAAGGTATTAAGATAAAGCCGAGGCGGAATTGGTCTAGTATCCAGCTCTTTCAAATAGTGCACATTCTCGTCATAGTAGAGCTTGCCATTGCCTGCAGCAATAATTTTTTCTTCTTTGTTTGCCAGCTTTACTGCATATTCCAACGCATCTTTAATGTTTTCTGTCATCTTAGTTACCTACTTTCTTTTTGTTAAAATCAATTACATCTTCATTGATCCCTTTTTCGATTTCTTCTACTGGTTGTCCAATATCTGTGCGAAGCTGTGCCTTATCATCAAAATACATTTGACCAGGCATATTACTTTTAAGCTCGTTCGCATAAGTCTTGCCGTCTTTCTTGCCGACAAGCACTGTAGTAGCGACACCTGTTTGTGGTGCAAGCGTGGATTTAACATCCATGCTTGTGCTGACCACTTCTCGACTGTCATCAGCCTTCATGGTTAGCGTGATGACTAGCTTACGAGCAACCTTGCTATCAGTATTTGGATCAAGGATATTGTCGAAGACTTTCTCCAATTCCTTATCAACCTTTTCCTGCAATCCACCCTCACCGAGAGCAGACAAGTCCAACTTAATTGTTTTATCCATTTAGCTTTAACCTCGCTATCATTTCTAATACCCAAAACGGTCTGAATCTAATTACCTTCGACTGTAAAGGGCATTTCTGGATTAGTCCGTACTTTTGTGTTGATAACATTCAGCACCTTATCCCAAACGGTTACCATGTATTCCCAGTAGCCTGCATCAATCGCTTCTACTTGCGTACCAAGCGGATAGATACCATTGACGTATGTAGCCTGCAGGACCTCATCCTGCGTGACCTTGCTACCAATCATCAAATCACGTAGACTTTGTGGGATTAGCGGACTGATGTCCGATGTCGGTGCTGATTGTGCTGTTTGGTCTGCTCCCAACATTTGTGTCGGTTGCTCTACATGTGCGGGTTGTTCTTGTACTGGAGCTGGCTGTGCTTGCGTTTGTGTCGAAAAGATGTGCGCAATACCAGCAAAGTCCATAGGCAATTCTTCTGGCAAGTTATGACGGTTCTTGGCGTCCCAGCTTGGCGAGTGCGTTGTCTGCATGACACGTTGACCACCCTGTGCTTTTTGCTTCTTGGTCTTGTCATCTGTGATGATGTAGGTCTTGTAATTAAGGAATAGGACCATATCAGCCCATTCCTTGACCTTGGCAGATACGTTGGTTTCCGTTTTCTTGTTGCTCAACTTGAGCTCGTAACGGTCATAGCCACCTAATTCATCTGGCTTGGTAAATTTCTTGACCTGTGCATGAGCAGTCAGCACCACATTGATACCGAGTTCGACAAGCTCCTGCAGTCTGTCCAATAGTCGTCCAATCTCTTCAATGAGATAGGTGTATCCTGCCCCCCAGCCAAAGTCCTCAATACCGCTCTTGCCGTGCTGAGCGCAGATGTATTGCAATGCCAAGGCTTCTGCCCAGTCAATCGTGTCAATGACCAAGGTCTGACAGATTGTCGGATTAGCCTTGACAAATGCGATGTGATTCATGAGCATGGTCCAGCTTGTCGGCTTGTCAGCCCGTGCCACATCCATGTTGTCTGTTGAGCCTTCCGTGTCAATAAAGAGCGGATTGGGAAATTGAGCCGCTAGACTAGACTTGCCAATCCCCTCTGGACCGTAGATAACCACACGTTGGGCCCGTGCCCGTTTACCTTTTGTAATTTGCATTAAAATCCTCCTTCCCAAGCTGGCTTAGCTTGGACCTGTTGATGTTGTTCGTTTTCCACCGAATAGCCGTCTTCGATGATGATGGAGCACTCGTCCCCAGTAGATACCCGTGTCGCAATAGCCTGCAAGCCCTCACGCTTCAGCCATTCACCGAATTCCTTAAGTGTAACTTGGTCCATCTGCTCCAACTTGTCGATGAGCACAAAGCCACATTCTGGCTTGAGTTTGCGAACAATTGCAGTTGCTACTTGCAGTTGCTGGCTACCGCTCATGTTATCCCAGCGTTGACCAAGATAGAGCAATTCGCCGTCCTCAACTGACAGACCTTCCAATGGCAAATCAGCATTGGTCAACAGGTCACGCTTCTGCTTGCGAACATCTTCGATTTCAACTGATAAGGCATTGTACTGCTGACGAATTTCCTTAGCATCTTCCTCGGCTTTTTCTTTATCCAGATTAGCTCGAACCTTACGGTTAATATCATCAATCTGCTGGATATTCGCTTCGATTTCAGCAGTTGATTCATCGTGCAACTCCATCGCATCTTTTTGAGCGATTGCCAAATCTTTCTTGAACTTATCACGTTCATCAATCGCTTTGGCCAGCTCCTGCTTTAATCGGTCCACAGTAGATTCGGCATTTTCATATTGCATTTTGATAGTGGCTACATTTTGACGCTTCCGAGCATTCTCGCCATTCTTGGCTAGGATGGCTTGTTGCTGTTGGATAAGCTCTGCAATGCTGACTAGCTCTTTCGGCGCCTCTGGATAGTATTCTTGCTCTTTTGCAAACTTCTCCTTCTGGTCAGCAATCACACCGATAGCATGACGATTGTTGTAAAGTTCCTTCTCTTTCAACTCTAGCTCTGCCAGTTGGTTACCAACACCGATAATCTGCAAAAGCGTTTCAGCTTTCTCTTTCGGTGTGCTATCCATAAACTTAGGCAAGTTGATAGCAAGCTCTTCCACAAAGCTATCCAACAGCTGTTGACCACCTTTCTGACCGTTAGGGTCAATAACCTTTAGACTGGCATTCTTACCCTTACGCTCAACAATCAAGCCGTTAGACATCACGATTTTGAGTGTTGGTGGCACTTGCGAGCCTTCCCGCTGAGCTTGACTAGGCTTGTACTTATTGCCACCAAGAGCCCAAGCAATAGCATCCAGCACACTTGTCTTGCCTTGATTGTTATTGCCACCCACAATAGTTAGACCTGTTGCGGACGGCTCGATTGTAACTGCCTTGATACGCTTGACGTTTTCAATTTCAAGCCTGTTAATTGTTACTGTCATAATTTCCTCCAATAATTAATCGACTTTCTTTGACGACTTTTTCTGTGCTGATAACCTCAGCATGATTCAAAGCATACAGTAATAACGATGTCGATACTGTTGCGATAGTCAAATCACATTCGTTAGCAATTTCTACGATTTGGTCATAGGCTTCCTTGCTACAACGTACATGATGATAAGTTGTCTTAGCTTCTTTCTTTACTTCCATTGATTTTCCTTTCTACTTACAAAATCCACTATTTTTCATCACAATAGCCACAGAGTCAACAATCGTCCTCAAGTAACGATTTTCCGTCTGTAAGTCGTTTACCTTGTTTCGAAGTTGAATATATTCTTCAACACTGATTTCCATTGTTTCTTTCATTACATGAATCCTGCCTTTCTACGTTGTTCTTTCAGAAAGTTATATGCGTCCTTTTGACTATATCTGAATGTGTTGAGTTTATAAGTCAAATAAAACCCATATCCGATAGCTGTAAAAGCTACCATTGTCATGGCAATAAAGCCGATAATAAATAGTTCTGTCATAATAATCTCCAATTCTCCCGCATCCACGCCACAACTGCATCTCGTGGAAATCGCGGGTGCGAACCTTTCTTCTCAATTCGTGGAAAATCCTTTAAGTGTGACACTCTCTGGAATTCCGATTCGTTTATAATCCCTAGCAACTTCTTACATTGCTTACTGTTAAGCAGCAAAGGCATTGCTAGTTCTAGGTTAAATACCTCAAATACCTCTACCAGTCGAACCTTTAGCTGACTGATAAATCGTGATATGAGGCTTTCGGCAATGTCATCCATCTTGTCAAACCTCGCTTTCGTATGGTATAATTTATGCGAATAATTTTGTAATCCACTGTTCCCGCAGTGGCTTTTTTTCACCCATCCAGCTCCCCAAGACCTGCCAGGTCTTTTTGGTTAATAAAATAAAATTAGGAGGTATAAGGCATCAATCAACTGGTGTTGCCTGGCAAGCCCAAGGCAACTGGATGGGCTCCTCTCCGTGATATAATTGACATATCAACACGGAAAGGAGAATAGTATGGCAAAATTAACTATTGAGGACACTTCTAGAATTGCTAAAGAAACATTCAAAGACAGCATTCCTCATATCGAAGATAGCTTGAATGATATTCTGAAAGATTCCCCAATTGACAGAGAAATCAAACAAGCTATCCTAAACAGCGTCATTGCTGGACACAAGTTCAGCGTTGACACCACAGTCGCATTACTGGCTCAGCTAGTAAACGCTCTACAAGACTAGAATCACGAAGAAGTCTTGCTTTCAACTTAGGGTCTACCATCAACTTGGTAGGCTCTTTTTGTCTATACGGATACCGTTTTGGTCTCATGTCATTCCCCTTTCTATAGCAGAGCTGGTAAGTTTGTTCAGCCCTTTTCCTGCTTTTTAAATTCCTCTGTGCTGACACCCAATGCATCAGCGATTTTAACAACATTGCTAAACATCATGTCCTTCTTTCTTCCTGATTTCAACTCAGCTAGCATCGTATAATTGATACCTGCTTTCTTAGCTAAAGCATAAATAGTTAATCCTTTGCGATTGGCCAACTCTTCAATTTTTCCCCACACTTAAACAACCACTACATATAGTCTTATATCCGTCTTTAGACTGATATTTTTTCTATATATAGACCTTTCTATATATATTTGATACCATCTACCCATGACAATCAGGAAAATAAATCCAACTTTAACTACCAAATCAAGTGATTTTCTCCTGTGCGTCAAATATTAAATAAAGGAGAATAATATGTCTGAACACTTAGTCACATTTCTGAAACACCGTACAATCATCACAGGTCAAGCAACAGTAGAATTTAGGTCTGAAATTGATTACACAATCGTTGCAGGCGAGGATGAAAACAGTATGGTTCAAGCAATAAATTTTTGTAAAAATGGTTTAGTAGTGCTTTCAAACTCTGAAACAAGAGAGTTATGGTCAAATCGTAAACCAATTCTAATTACAGAAAACGGTAAACAAGTTTTTACTTTTGAAACTGAATAACAGCCTGATTCAGAAGTACAGATAGCTTTCCGTTCTTGGAACTCAGAACTTGCTTATTAGCAGGTTCTTTTAATTTTTGTCTATACGGATACCGTTTCGGTCTCATGTCTTCCTCCTTCCTAGTTCGGTTGGTTTACGAAATTTTCGTATTTTTTACCTAAAAAAATATCATCAAATTTCACATTAAAGTAATCCATGTATTTTTTTAGAAGTTGATAGCCAATATCTGAGCTATCTTTTTCCAATCTCGCAATGGTCTGACTTGAGACTTCGAATTTTTCAGCAAGCTCAAGCTGTGTCAATCCTTTGTTAATTCGCATCGCTTCCAATGTCCATTGCAATACCCCTCACCCCTTTCTAAATTCATCCAGGCTGACATCCAAAGCGTCAGCGATTTTAACCATATTCCGAAATGAAATTCGCTCATTTCGGATATTTTGGATTGTATTTCTATGTATACCTGTCAATTTTGACAAGTCAATTATCGTCATCTGCCTTTTTTTCAGATGTATTTTTAACACTTCCCACATAAACTTCCTTTCTGTAATGCACAATATATAGAAATGAAATAAAATTGTAACACTACATATTGTGCATTTGTTGTATAATACTGATATGAATAACCCAACATCTTTTATTCATAAAATTTTGATAGAAAGGAGAAAGATATGGCGAAAAACCAACACGTCGTTCCGAATAAAAACGGTGGTTGGGATGTCAAAGGCGCTGGCAATAGTCGTGCAACCAAACACGTAGCCACGCAAGCAGAAGCCGCAAAGATTGCCCGTGACATCGCTAAGAACCAAGGTTCAGAACTGTTTATCCATCGTCCAAATGGACAAATACGTGAACGCAATTCATATGGTAACGACCCATACCCACCTAAAGGTTAATCATATTTTGGCGTTAGTCGAACTACATAGCCTTCAGCAGGAATCGCTTCCGTTAAAGTGATTTCTGCTATTTTTTTACCTTCTTCCGTCTCTACGACCAATGAGGTATATTTTTCGGCATTCAGGATTTCATTCACCTTCCCACCCCCCTTTCTAAATTTGGTATAATGTTTGTAAAAACGATTGGAGAAAAATATGAATAACTTAACTCTCGTAATCCCTCTAATTGCAGCTGGGATATCAGCTGTTGTCTCAATTACTTCCATCTTTATATCTAACTGGTTAGGTAGGAAAACTCAGTTAAAACAAGCTAACTATGAACACAAGAAAGAAATTTATCTCTCATTATACGTTCCGCTGTTAAAATGGTTTCACGCATCTAACTTTATGGAAAAAAGTTATTATTGGCAAGTCGCATTCCCTGCGTACACTCAGGGCGGAAGAGACCCTTTGTCAGATTTATTGATGGAAAATTTTGAGAAATTACCAGTGCGAGTTGCTATGTGTTATTCTGATTATACTCACAATTCAGTGACTGCTACTATGATGTATGTCGGCGAAGAGTATGATCGCGATTACGAACATTTCGCCCAAAGAGCGTCAGAACTCTACGAATACATCATACGAGAGCTATTGCAAGAAGGAGCCAAATTATCAAAAGAGCTAAACTTGCCAGACATATCATCAGCCACTTTGAAAAATTTTGATGAGGATATGAAAAACTATATCGGTCCCAGATACCTATCACTAGAAACGCATAGCAAACCCCTGAAAGTTCAAATAGAACCATTGCCAGAAGAAAGTTTGTAAAACTCACATTACTCTCCCCCTTTCCACCTTTATTTCTTCTTCCTCCACTTCACAATCTGCCGTATCACAAACGACAAAACCAACAAACCAGCTAACCAATAGATCATTGCATTCTTTGGCAAATGGTGGTATACTCAAATAAGAGGTTGGGGCTTTCGCCCCTAGCTCTTAATCTTTATTTTGTAAGTTCCGCTTGTGCTCAAGCACTTGTTTGTGCCATAAGCGAGCTTCTCTTACTAAGCCTAGGACTATTAGAACTGTGCCGAGTTCTTCTGGTTTTAGGCTTTTTAGTATGTCCACCATTTGCTGTTCCTCCTTGTTTTGATTCGGTTAATTCCTTAACCTTGACTTAATTATAATACGAAAATTTCGTATTGTCAACCCCAAATATCAAAAAAATAAGTTTTTTTCGTATTTTTGTTTGATAAGCTATCAAAAATGATATATAATACGGTTATAAAATGATAGAGAGGTAATTAATATGGATGAAAAAAAGCGAATGCAAATTATCGCTGAAAATATTACCTATTATAGAAAACAGCGTGGTATCACTCAAAAAGAACTTGCTAAAGAGGTCGGAATTACTCCTAGCACAATGACGGATTACATGAAATTAAGAAGTGCTCCGTCATTCGGAGTGATACAGAAATTAGCAGATTTTTTTGGTATTAAAAAATCAGATATTGATACAACATTTAAAGAAGAAAAATCCACAATCACTACTTCCATCCCCTTCCCCAACTTCGACCCACGGCAAGCCATTCTCTTGTCCAACTACTCCAAGCTCAACGACACACGCAAGAATAAGCTCCTAGCGACCTCTGAGACGCTTCTAGCCGAAGAGCAAGGGAAAATCATTGACATCTCGGAAAAACGGGCAGAATACGACGCTAGAAAGCGTATCAGCCTATCTGTACCAGGCAAGGTGTCCGCAGGTACAGGCTACTGGCAAGAAGATGACTATGACACTATGGTAGACTTCTACGCAGATGAAATCCCGGACGAGAAAGACTATGACACCGTCGCAGTAGTCGTCGGACACTCCATGGAACCCAAAATCAAAAACGGCGACTTCCTCTTTATCAAATTAAAGGACCAAGTCGACCTAAACAAAATCGGCATCTTCCAAGTAGACGGAGAGAACTATGTCAAGAAACTAAAAAGCGACTGCCTAGAGTCCCTCAACCCAGACTACGACGACATCCAATTCACAGAAAACATGCGAACAATCGGTGAGGTCGTGGATGTGTATAGGGAGGGGTAATGATGAAAGAAAATCCATACTTCGAGGAAACTAAACAAAATTACATCAAAGTAGAAAAAATGTACAAACTCGGCAAAGTCAAGCACACTTCTACCAAATTCCGCTTTCTCGCTCCTGCAGTAAAAAGACAATCAGAACAATTTCTCTACGAAGCTAATAATCCAAAAAGAAAATATTGGAAATTTGATAGAGGAGCATTGGTTTTTGTCGAATTTGGCGTAAACATTGGAGGAGAATTGTCTAATAACCATTGGGCTATTGTTTTAGATAAGGAAGATAGTCCGTATAAAAAGACTTTAACAGTTGTCCCTTTGACATCAAAAAATCAAAAAGAGGCTGTACTTATTGATGAAATTATTGCTGAATATCCTTCTATTTTGTTAGATGAGTATGTCGAAGCACTACATAAAGACATCTATTCATATTTACTCTTTCTAGATTCTCAAAACTCAATTTCTGATTCGAAACTACTCGATTTGTTTTTAGAGTACAAGCAACATTTTTCAGGCTGCATTGTCCAGGGGAAAATCGTAGATAAAAAGAATCTTGAACAAACTATATCTAAGGCTCAAGAAGTAAAAGAGCTCATTGAATACTATAAAAAATACATCAAGCAGTCTTTTGCCAAGTGCAACAGTCTGCAAACGATTAGCAAGGATAGAATTTTAAAAAGAAACAAACTAGATCCAGTTGGACAAATAAAAGTTTCGGATAACACACTTGATAAAATTAATCAAAAATTGAAAGAACTATATTTATTCTAATTTCTTGACTTTTTTTATAAAATATCCTACAATATGACTATCAGGAGTTTAGCTCCATAAAGTTTACATTCGGGACTTGGTCCCATATCGTGATGGTAGTCGTATTATATACGGCTACTTTTTCTTTTTAAAAAACAAAAAACTCCCCACGCTCAACTTTGGTCGGTCCGAGCGTGAGGAGAAAAATAATTGGATAGTAAGTGGCATTAAAAAGCCCTCTTTACTATACCCATTATATCAATTATATCAAATTAGAAAGGGTAAATCAATGGCATATTTTAGAAAAAGGGACAATGGCTGGGAATACCGGATCTCATATAAAGCTCCAGACGGCTCATATAAGCAGAAATCCAAGTCTGGTTTTAGGACTAAGTCTGAAGCCGTCCAGGCAGCCTCTCAGGCAGAAATTGAGCTATCCAACGGCATTGTGGAAGACAAGAACATTACCCTTGCTGAGTACTTTGCAAAATGGATGGAGATCCACAAGAAGCCACACGTTGGACCAGAAACGTTTGGTAAATACGAATACACTCACAAACTTATTACTAAATATTTCCGTGATGCAAAGCTATCGAAAATAAACGCCACATCTTATCAAAATGTCATTAACGAGCTCGCAACCAACTTTGTGAAAGATAGCGTCAAAAGATTTAATTCACATATCAGAGCATCTATTAAAGTTGCTATCCACCAAGGCATTTTAAAAAAAGACTTTACTGAAATCGTCAAGATTTTCTCTGATGTCAAGTCCAAAAGAGAAGAAGATAAACACATAGAGCTAGATGAATACGAACAGTTAATCACAGATTATCGAAAGACAATCAAGTACCAGTCCCACTTCTTCCTGTACACGGTCGGGAAGACAGGTCTGCGATTTTCGGAAGCAGCTGGCATTACAGAACCTATTATTGACCGCGAAAATATGTGTTTACGAATCTACAGGACTTACAAAGTTTACGGAAAGAAGAAAGGTTGGGGACCTACTAAGAATCCTCAATCAGAACGAGATGTGCCATTTGACAGCGAGTGGCTGAAAGCATACGACGAGTACATGAAAGTCGGATATATAGATAATCCAGATAAAAGATTATTTACCAAATTGACGGGGACTGGAGAAAATAAAATATTAAAGAAAAAGACACGTCAAACATTTAATGTCCATGGGTTGCGTCATACCTACGTTAGCTGGCTGATATACCACGATGTTGACGTAGTGACCATAGCAAAGTTAGTAGGGCACAAAGATGCAACGGAGACATTGAAAACATATTCGCACTTATTCAAAGCTAAACAAGAACAATCGTTCGACAAAGTCAGAAATTTAATGGAAAAATTTGGGGCGAATTTGGGTCAAGAAAGTTAA